ATATTTGCAATAGAGATGCAAATAAATATATCGCACGTCCTGATAGTCGCCCACGTCCTGATTGCCGCGCACCCACTGATAGCCGCCCACGTCCTGATTGCCGCCCACGTCCTGATTGCCGCCCACCCACTGATAGCCGCCCACGTACTGATAGCCGCGCACGTCCTGATAGCCGCGCACCCACTGATTGCCGCCCACCCACTGATTGTCGCCCACGTCCTGATTGCCGCCCAGGTTTACATTTTTGACGGCATAGAAATGAAGGCATTTTATATCTCCCTCATAAATTAGATCGTTTTCGAAATAATAAGATTTTGTTTCATCGTTTAGAATCATTCCTGATTCATAAACTAGATATTCAATGCCGTTTATTATTTTATTATTCATATTGTGGGTTATTTTATATTCTTTCGATTTCTCCAATGATGTCAATATTTGGATGTTGCCTGGAAACACACACTCTTACATCATAATTGAAGTCTGAAAAATCAGTATCTTTAATTAACACTTTTACTTCTCTGATTTCATTTTCTGAAAGCCAATAAGAGATAACGCAGGGCATTTCATTTCCTTCTTTGTCGAATATTCTGCTGTAGATTCGCTCTAGGTGAAATCTCGGTTCGATTGTTCTTGCTGTTGGGTCAGGATAGCTCATAATGTTAGTTTTTTAATGATTCGAGTTAATGATTATCAGCTATTCCACCTGACCAAGCTTCCATTGGCCTATAGACTTTCAATTCACCTGATTCAAGTAGATATATCATTTCATCTACTTCTGACATTGCGTTCGCAAAAGTTTTTGCAGTACCAATGCGAGTATCTTCGGGGCCATCATAATTTACATGGGTATAATTCCATCCATAATCCCCTTTTTCGATGTTGAAGTTTCTATAAGTTATCATAATGCTTTTCGTTTAATTGTTGAACAAACCTACACACCCGCGCAATACTACGCAAGTGTTTAGTGATATTTATTTCAGAATATATTTTTTCCTTTATAGTAGGAAATTAGACATCTGTCATATACGTTTGTACTCATGAAAGTAGAAACAGACAATCTAAAAACCGTTGGCAATTACGCCAAAAAGGTAAAACGCAACAGATCAAGGATTTACCAATTAATCAATGAAGGCAAATTGAATGTGGTGAAAATTGATGATGTGAATTTCATTAAAATAAAATGACTGTTATTTATAGCATGTATTATGGCCGAAAATTCAAAAATAGAATGGACATATCATACCGCTAATTTATGGTGGGGTTGTACAGAAGTTCACGAAGGATGTGACCACTGTTATGCAAAAGCATTTTCTCACCGTTACGATGGTGGAAATCCACTATGGGGAAAAGATGTTCCAAGGAGAATGATAAAGTCAGTTTGGAAGGACTTAGCTAAATATCAACGAAAGGCAGAACAGGCCGGAGAAATTCACCGTGTTTTTGTTGGCTCAATGATGGATATTTTCGAAAAACCAATGCCATTACTTAATCCAGTTGATCATTTCGAAAATACCGATGATTTAAGACAGGAATTATTCACTCAAATAAGCATGGGGCTTTACCCAAACCTATTGTTTTTGTTATTGACTAAACGACCAAGCAACATTCATAAATATGTTCCGGCTGAATGGCTTGATAAGCCACAAATAAACGTGATGTATGGCACTTCAATTGTAAACCTTGAAACTTTGTTGACTCTTGGAACACAAATAATGAAACTGAAGGGGAAAAAGTTTTTCAGTATCGAACCCCAACTTGATTGGGTTCACTTGAATGGAGTAATTCAGAACAACGATAACAAATCAGATATTGTTTACAACTTTACTTCAATCGACTGGATTATTCAAGGCGGTGAAAGCGGTCACGGTAAAAGACCATTTGATTTAGCGTGGGCTAGATCAATGCGGGATCAATGCAAAGAATTTGGGATTCCATATTTCTTCAAACAAATTGATAAAATTCAATCTATCCCAGAAGATTTACAAATTAGACAGTTTTATTTAATGTGAAATGACAGTCATTCATAGCCCATATAATGAGCAGGCCTTTTTACTTTGCCAGTGTTATGTTTACAACACCTGGTTTTTTAAGACTATAGAACTTAATGATGTTAACTATATTTTACCACTGAACTAAAATGCAAACGACAATAAAAGAGCAGATGGAGGCTATTAAAAAAGAGATAGATTCATTAATGATTATTTATAAATTCACCGGCCGCAATTACTTAAAAGACAAACATTGGATTGCGCTAAATGATGCTTATTCATCACTTGCCGCCATTCAAATTAATAGCTACCAAAAAAAATAAATATGGACTTACAAGAAAAACTTAATGCCGTTCGAAAAGAAATAGAGCAATTGACACACGCAATCGGTGAAGGCGAGACACGCCTGAAGGCTTTGAACAAACTTGCTCGCAGTTATGTCAACCTGATTAAGGCCGCGGAAGAACTTGAAAACCCAGTTGAGAAATCACAACCCGATGGATCAAACTAAATTTGGCTCTAATAACCGCAGGATGTGCAAATTAAGGAAGTCAGATTATGGAATTAAGAGGTAATTTACTACTTTCGTACTATGATCATCCAAAGAATATGACTAAAAATCTCGAATCCGTTGCAAGGACGGTAGAACTTAAAGAAGCCAGCGAAATTAAAACACTCGTTGGCTTCGCGTATTTATGGCAAGAATAAAGCCCTACTTGGACGATTACGCAACATTAGAAACAGACGTTCTTTTGACATCCATTTTATATGATAGGATAGCCCCAACAGGGACTCAAATACGCCTTTTGAAGCAAAGGATTCAATTTCTAAAGAAACTCATACTTCAGGCATGATTTACGAAGTTTACACCCAATGGTTCAGTGAGCAGTCTAAAGAGATAAGACAGGCCTGCAGCGCCTATTTACTTTAATGGCAAGAAATTCAAAGCACTAAAGACGAAATGAAAAAATTAATCGATGTTGATATTGAAACAAGGCAACCAAATATTGTAGCTGGTAAAATTTCCTATAAAACCTATATTTCAGCCAAATCAGACGGTAAAAAAGTAACTGGACTTACCCATGATGATTTTTTAATCAATGGTAGGCCGTTAACAGAAGAAGAAAAGAGTTGGATAATAATTGAAAAGTAATGTCTAAGCAATACAAGCCGCAAGAAGAGACAAATCCTATCGGCAGACCTAATATACTTACCGATGATATGGCCAATGCTATTTGTGAGCAGATTGCAACAACATCAAAAAGCCTTAAAACGATATGCAAGCCTGATGATATGCCATCGGTTAGAACCGTTCTTTATTGGCTTTCAGAAGGAGACAAAGAAGATTCTAAGCCTGAATTTAAAGAGTTTTTGCGCCAATACGCGCGTGCGAAGGATCAACAGGCCGACTTTTTAGCTGAGGAGATTCTAGAAATTGCCGATGACGGTTCAAATGATCTAATGACAATTACAAAGGGCGATGTTTTGTATGAGCAAGAAAACAAGGAGGTTACTAACAGGTCAAAACTTCGAGTAGATGCCCGTAAATGGATTTCTTCCAAGCTAAAGCCCAAGAAATACGGGGATAGAATCATTAATGACGTTAACCTCAATGATGCCCGCAAGGCTGTAGGTGACCTTTTCCCATTAGATGAAGCAGGCGAAACGAAATAATATTTTGATGCGCACCGCAAAAACAAAAATTATATTTGTTTTATGGTAATAAAAAAAATAGAAGTTGGATGGGTAAATGATGACTTTTGTTCTTACCGCTACACATTAAGGGTTCAATCCATTAATGAAAACTATCTTTTATTCAAATTTTACCCACAAACATGTGAAATTTTTTCATTCACCGAATCAGAGGAAGGAGTAATTCAGAAAGAAATTGACCACGAAACTTTCGCTGCACTTATTGATTGTCAAAATATCGAATGGCATGGGTTTGGAGAAAAAATGAATAATTGCACTCTTAGGATTGCTATTAAAAACTTTGGCCTTTAGGCATGAATTTAACACCATCCTTAAAATAATGTGGGCCGAATCATCAACCCTAATCTTCGCTTCCTTCACGCTGAATTAAAGCACACCAAGCGTAACGAACTCCTTTCCCTTTACGAAGAAAAACATATTGATTACGAAGAGTTTCAGGCCAAATGCCTGGAGTTTGGCGTTAAATCCGGGGTAGTTTTAGAGGGATCTAGCCGGGCCTTCAAGACTATTTCAAGTCTCGATTTCATAATTTATATCTGCTCTAAGCTAGAAACCAATGCGGTGATCAACATCATGAAGGAGACCTATACATCTTTCAAGACAACGATTTACAACGATGTGGATTGGCGGTTTCCGCAATTCGGCCTAAGGTCACCATTTCAAGGAAAGCAGGAGGTTAAGAGCTTCATGCTATTCGGCAATAAGATAACACTTATAGGATCTGACAGCGAGAGCGCACAATTGGGCGTTGGATGCGATTATCTTTACATAAATGAGGCCCTGAATGTTTCAAAGGATGTGCGAAACCAAGCGCTGCAGCGTTGCCGCAAATTCTGGTGGATGGATTACAACCCATCGGCTAGCGATCACGACATATACACGCAGACTATAGGGCGTAAGGATGTAGGCTTTTTAAAGACTACCTACAAAGACAATCACCAAATTGCACCGGCTGAACGAACACAGATTGAAAGTTATCAACCGGTCGAGCTTTCTAAAATAGCATTGTTTTATGGTTCGGGCGATGAAGACACGGTTAAAAAACATACTGCCATACAAAAGGCGCTTAAATACGATACTGACAAAAACCAGGCAAATTTTCCTATTGCTGATCTCAAAGAATTGATCAGATGCAGGATTAATGAAGATGTAGGCACAGCCGATAAGTTCAAATGGATGGTTTACGGCCTAGGTGAGCGCATGGCTCCGGAGGGGGTCATATTTCCTAATGTTACCTGGATAACTGAATTTCCTAAAGAGTGCGAAAAAATCTATTGGGGAACTGACTTCGGCTACACAGTGGATCCCTCAACCCTTCCAAAAGTGGGTGTGATAGGCTCAAATATGTTCATCGACAATAAATTTTATGAACCAACACCTACCTCTAATGACTACTTAAATCTACTCGCGCAACACATAGACAAGCAGACAGTAGTTTGGGCGGACCCTAGCGGGGATAATGGCGGGCGCGGCTACATAAGTGCAGCGCAGCAAGCCGGTTATCAGGTATTTGCCGCGGGTTCGTTCCCGGGTTCAATAAAATTCGGCATATCCATAATTAAAAAATACAAACTGCACGCAATCGGGACGCCCGAAATGCGAAAAGAACAATCTGGATACGTGAAAGCCAAAGCCAAAGTTAACGGGGTAATGGTGACTACCGATGACCCGATAGATGCAAACAATCATATTTGGGACGCGGTTAGAATGACAGCTATTAGCAATCGTCTATAGGTACTAATTTATGGCGGGCTTTTGTCCGTCACGCCACCGTCATTCCCAAATACAAAACCACCTCCCAAAATAATATTATTTCCCGAATTAGGTTTAATCCCAAATTAGGCTTTATTTTACTGCCAAGTTAAACACCTGCCACATTGTATTACCGTGTTTTGGGTCTTAATCCTTTCCGTTTATCTCCAGTGTATGACGTTTAAGGACTTCATACCCCCAATCGTTTACAATAATCTTTCCGATTTCTTTGGTAACAGTTCATCGTTTATTCCAGGAGGATCAAATGGAGAAATATTAAGGCTTTCATCTGATTCTTGGAATGGTATCGATTACCTCAATTCATTTGAAACTATACCCGAAATCAATGGGGTCATTTCCTTAAAGGCCCGCGCCTTCAGTAATATGAGGGTTAAGGCAGTCGATCAAGATGGCAATGAATTGGACACTCCTGAGGTACAAAAATTTTTGGCGTTGCTTTCAAATCCTAACTGGTTTCAGGAGTTTCAGGAGTTCTTAATTCAAACCAAAACTTTCAGAGAGATATTTGGCAATGAATACATCTATTCTCAAGTGCCTTTCGGATTCAATGCTAATTTGAATAGGGTAAAACAGATATTCACGCTGCCGCCAAACATCACACGATCAATTTATAGCAGTGACATCCCTTTCTATTTGGCTGATGACTCTGTTAGTATAAAATACCTTATTAATTCGTCAGGCATTGAAAAGGAATTGAACCCGTTACAAGTAATTCATTTGAATGATAACCGTGCTTTTATAAAATCATCAAACGATAAGAATTTATTGAATGGTGAGTCGAAAATGAAAGCACTCACCGTTGTTATTAACAACATCAAAATGGCTTACGAAAGCCGTGGCGTCATTTTGAAATATCGCGGTGCTGATGGTGCTTGGGTGAATAAATCTAAGGATGCAGTTGGTCAATCACTTCCGCTTAAGCCAGAAGATAAAGAAGAACTACAGAGAGCGAATAACAAATATGGAACACTTCGCGGGCAATATCAAACTATCGTTACGAGACAGGATCTTGCCTGGGTGCAGGCCGGTATAAAGAATCCTGCTAACCTGGGATTGTTCGAAGAAATTCAGGAAGACTTCTACAAAATATGTGATAGTTATGGAACTCCTGTTGATTTGTTCGCGGCCAAAGAACGTGGATCGACATTTGAAAATCAGAAGCAAGCTGAGAAGGGGCTTTACATGCGAACGATTATTCCTGAGGCTAACGAGTGGATTGGGTCACTGCGTAAACAATTTTTCCCTGATGGAAAAGTTAGCCTTATTGCGGATTACAATCATTTACCAATTCTTCAGGAAGACCTAAAGGCGCGAGCCGATGCGTTTGGGTCAGCTATAACAGCGTTGTCTAAAGCTCTATCTGATGACGCAATTACAATTGAACAGTATCAAGATGAGCTTGATAAATACGGGATAAAAAAGATTTCAAACCAAAATTAAAATTTTATGGCAAAGAGAAAATCGGATGATGAAACACTAAATGAAATGATTGCCAAGGAATCAAACCCTGACCATTTCAAGCCACAAGCAGAGCCAAAAGGGCCTCCACCAAGACCGCAGGCAGTAGACAAAGATCATTTGAAACCGCAAGCTGAGGTTAAAGAAGAGAACCGCAAAGTAAAGGCTGTTGACCCAAGGCACTTGAATCCTCAGGAATAATGGATAAGCCAAAGGTTGACATAAAGCAGGTCAAGGCTGATAGAGAGAAAATTGTGAAGGAAAAGCAAATTGTAAAGAAATGAAACAACTACCAGAATTTGCAGACAAAGCGCAATTAGTTGATTACCTGGTTGCCAACAAATCTACTTTGGTCGCTCAGAAGAAAGCGGCCACAAAGGAGGCTGACGCAATATCTTATTGCATTCAATTAATTGTTGGTAAGGACGATTCAGTTATCAAAGCTGAAAATGCATCAATCCCAGCCGATGCACTGCAAATAAAAGTCCGCTCAATCATAAATACTACTAAACTTTTCGACTCACATGGTGATGTTCACCTTGATCAGCTATGGAATAAATCATTGAAAGAGCAAAAGGATTTCTACTTGGTCAAGCAACACAATTTTGACTTTGAAGGAATAATTTCCGACAATGTGAAAGCATTCACTAAGCAAATGACATGGAATGAATTAGGAATAAATTTCGAGGGCAAAACTCAAGCTCTTGTATTTGATTCTGTCATCGACAAGCAAGAAAATCCCTTCATGTTCGAAAAATACCGCACCGGAAAGGTGAAACAACATTCTGTGGGAATGCAATACATCAAAATGGATTTGGCCGTCAATGATGACCGTTATGAAAAGGAGTTCGCGACATGGGAGAAATATTTCAAAGAGATAGCCAATAAAGAAGATGTTTTGCAAGCTGGATATTTCTGGGCAATCACCGAGGCTAAAATCATCGAAGGCAGTGCAGTAGTTAAAGGATCGAATTGGGCAACGCCCACTCAATCAATACAGCAAACGAAAACGGAGCCGGTAGTTACCACTCCTAAAAAAGAGCCGGTCAAGGCCACTCTCAAAGCAAGTGAGCTGAGTAAATATTATCAACCATTAAAACACATTTGAAAAATGGAAAAAGAAGAAATAGAAAAACTACTCGATGATGTAGCCAAAAAGAATGGCGAAGCAATCAGCGAGGCAGTTAAAAACCAAATAGGAGCGGCAACGAAAGGCCTTATCACTGAGACCGGACTTATTGACTCCTTGGAGAAGGCAGGCGTAAGCGCGAAGTCGATCAAAGAATTGACTGAGGCCGTTGAAAAACAAGGCTTGGAACTTAACAAGATGCTGAATAAAGGCGGCAATGAGGTTAAGTCAATCGATGAAATGATTGCTGAAAAAGCTGATGCAATCAAGGCTCTTGCTGATGGCAGTGAAAAATCTTTCAAAATGAAAGTAAGCGGAGCAAATAAGACTATGGTTCAATCAGGTAGCTTAACGGGTTCTACCCTTAGCTATCGCGAACAGGCCATTGGTATGTTGGCCGCTCCTAATACTGTTTTCGATAAGGTTTTCAGAACCGTAAATCTTTCGGAGGCAGATTTGAAAGTTTCGAATGGTGTGATCACTTACATGGACGTAACCGCTGAAACAAACAATGCGGCTGAAACCGCGGAGTCAACCGGCAATACAGTAGGCACTGGCAACAAGCCAGAATCTGCGATTACATGGCAAGAATATAGTGCTTCATTGCGTGTTATCGCGGACACTATTCCAGTGACCCGTAATTCCTACCGTCATTTGGGATTTATCCAGTCTGAGGTTGACCGTTTGCTACGCAAGAATCAAGCGCAAAGAAAGGATCTGCAAATTTATAAGGGTGACGGACTCGCTCCGAACCTGAAGGGTATTTATACCTACACCACAGCGGTAACGCTTGCGAGCCTACCACAGTATCAAGCGGTGCAGGGTGCCAATATCGCTGATCTTGCTATGAATCTATCTGTGTATGTTTCGAACAAGGCTGATGCTTCAGGGGCGCAAAGTAAATACGCGCCTAATGTGTTGTTTATCAACCCAGCGGATGCATTGAAGTTCTTTGTAAAATCTTCTGATGGACACTATCAATTTCCCGCCTTCATGCAGAATCAAGGCCGAGTTGGTAATCTTCAGATAATCGAATCTCCGAAAGTTTCGGTGAACACGATGATGGTCGGTGATGGTTCTTATGGAACCATCTATCAATCTGAAGATGTGGTAATCGAAATGGGATTGGTTAACGACCAGTTCTTGAAGAACCAATGGACAATTCGTGCGGAACAGGAACTTTGTTTCTTGCAACGTAACGCAGACCTAGGCGCATTTGTAAAAGTAACTGACATCACCGCAGCAATTGCAGCATTATCTGCTCCTTAATTATGAAAAAGTTTATCTTTTTATTTGTCGCTTTGCTAGGCATCGCGTCAATTTCACAAGGCCAGGTTTTCAATTTGCTTAATCCGTTGAGTCCGTATGCCACGAGTGACACGGTCACAAACACAGGCACCGCATATCTGACAAGCGCTTTAGTTTCACCGGCCCCTGCTGTGACTTCAACTATTTGGGTTGCAGTAACTAAGATCAGCGGCACGGTTGGCGGGACAATTACGCTACAGGGGTCATTGGATGGCACAAATTTCAAGGCGGCTTATGCCTTGAACACAGCCACAGCATTGGCAACGTTTACAGCAACTGATGCCTCGAATACTTACCATTGGGTTATCTCAGGAAGTCCGTATCGATATTATCGAGTCAGTTGGACAGGGACCGGTACGATGGCCGCAAGTTTTACCTCTCAACTATTCAGATCCAAATAAGATGTTCGTAGTTGCCTCAGATTTTGATAGACAACCTTTTAACCTGATTGGGCTATCAACGCTCGATGCGGGTGAATTTGATGATTTCGTAAGTTATCATGAAGAGGAAAATCTACGTGAAGTCTTAGGCAACTTGTTCTGGAATGCAATGATTGACGGCCTCGCTGAATTGGACGAAGACTTAGATTTGTTTGTGGCTGGTAATTATTTGGTTGATAATGAAGTGGTTTATCTGGTCGATGATGTTGCAGATGTTTATATCTGCATTCAAGAAACCACCGGACAACTTCCGACCGATACTGATTACTGGACTAAACAAGATCCTAATCGTTGGGTTAGATTGAAATGGGGTGATTCATTTGTTTATAACAACTCGGTTCCTCAGAAATGGTGGGGCTTTAATCGCATTATAGTGCCTTTGATTTATTCATTGTGGACTAAATTTAATGCGGATAAGCCCACAGCTAGCGGAACAGTTGTTTTAGCAAAAGAAAACTCTAACACGATTTCACCTAACGACAGGATTATCCGAGGATGGAACAAGTATTCATATTTAATTGGTGGAGAAAATGCAAGATTGGGAAACTTTGAAATTTGGTTTAATGCCAATTATCAACAGATAAAAGATACGCTTTTCGGCTATCTCTATTGCAAATCTACCGACTTCGATGATCTTGTTTCAACAACTAATCTGAGTTCGTTCAAATCCTATTTGTCTTGCGAGTTTAAATCACCAGGGCGAATGAATTGGTTAGACTTATGATCTCCATCGTTGACGATATCGGCAAGGTAGTGCAGTTCTTACGGAGTGGCGCTTACTCTGCTTATGACTTCAAGGATACAAACGGTTCGCCTTACTACATGTATGGTCATCGTTTGGAGATCGCTAATCGATTATCAGAACTATCACAAAGGCCGAAAGGTCAGAAAAAAAAATATCCACTCATAGCCTTGAACACAATGAGCATAACACCAAGTATTCGGGGCAATGTGTGGGACTTCAATTTAAATATCGTGATCGGTATCAATGTGGACAATAACAAAAGCAGTGAAGAGCGAGAGGGGGAAATATTCAAGCCTATTCTTTTGCCGCTTTATGACATGTTCAAAGATGCATTTTCAAATGCTCCTTTAGGTTTTATGTGGGATGGAAAATCTTTCCCGCCTCATACTCCGATGATAAAATATTTTTGGGGAACAGAAAATAAGGAGGGTGCTTTGAAAAACATCTTTAATGAACCCATGTGTGCTATCGAGATCGTTGATTTGAAGTTTAGTAAGGAGGATAATGGATGCAACGCCAGAAGGCATAGTTTCCAGTTCGAAGAACGTTATAATTAAAACAAACAAAATGAAAAAATAAAATGGAAGATTGTTTAGTAACACCTAAAAATATTGGCCCCGGCAAGTGTATTAGCTTACCTGGTCAGCCAAGATTCATGATCACCACGCCGCGTAACTTCAGCCTTACTCTTGAAGAGGCCGCAAGTATTACGGCTTGGCAGGCGGCATTGTTGGCATCGCCTTCGAGCCGCATCTATCTATGGCCTAACTTCTTTAGTTCAAAGCCGAATGATGAGAAAACCAGTTATGAAGAAAGTACTTTAGGCACTCAATTCGTTAAGAGAGGCCGCAAGAAGTATGAGATCGAGATTGTGCAGAGCCTATGCCTACACAAGGCCATGTATTCTCATAGCTCAATTTCACAGCAACGCGTATTCATTGGAGACACGAATGATAATGTTTTCGGAACTATCAATTCTGATGGCGAGTTCTGTGGATTCGATTCAGAGATGTTGGACGTTGATAACCTGACCACAAATGACGGCAAGGTGACATCTAAGACTCCGATTTATTTGGTTCTTGCCAATGCGAATGAGCAGAACATCAACGGTCACATGGTAAGCCTAGCAGCTTTCCGCCCTAGCCTTTTGCCTTTGACTGATGTTGATTTGGAACAAGTGGGAGAGGCAACCGACTCGCTTATAAAAATCAGCGTAAAGGTTTCGTGTGATGGAACCAACGTTGAGGGTCTTGAGGCCGCTGATTTCGATGTTCTGGATTCCTCCGGAGATCCTATCGTGCATACTGTTACTTATGCTAATGGAGTTTATTCCTTGGCTTCGGCTACATTGTTTGCCGATGACGATACGGTTACTCTTATTTCCGCTGCCACTCTTACAGTTCCGGGATATGAGGCAACAAATACTGTTACGGTCGTAGTTACTTAGGTTTGGGGTTTTTAAAGAAGGCTGGTTTGGTTAGCCAGCCTTTGTTTTAAATGAAATGTACAGTTAAAATAAATGATCGCATCTATAAATTTGATTCAATTCATGGTGCGGCACATTTTGCCAGCTTTTGGAATTGCAGCAAGGTTATAATTGACGATGACGACCTGATATGAGCCGACTCGATGACATTATCAATAAACTGCAATCGATTACAGACGATGTAATTGATGAAGGATTATTGAAAGTTATCGAGAAAAACAAAAGTGAGGCTATTGATTTTAATACCGCGCAACTGTTTGCGGGTAAGGATTCAAACGATCAAAGTTTTGGCATTTATCACTCACGAAGTTATGCGGCCTTTAAACTTTCATTGAACCCTGCGGGAGTAGTGGACTTTAAATTGACAGGTGATTTTTATAGAGGGTTTTATGTGAATACCGGAAAGTTTCCTATCACATTTGACTCAACGGATTCTAAGACGGACAAACTTAAATCATTAGGAGGTGAAAATATTTTTGGATTGGATCAAGCGAATTTGGAATCGTTCCGACAAGACATTAAGCCCGACATCCAAGACCTCTTTCGTTCTTTTTTACAGTTATGAAACGATCGCGTTAAAACTGTATTTAGAGATCGTCAATACTTTGGATTTCAAAAGGCTTATCGTATCTGGCCAATCCGATGAACTTGCTTGCGCGAAGCAGTGGGATTTGATAATCCAGAAAAACTACCAGACTAACGGAGGCCATGACTACTTGAATTTCGTTGACTCGATGAAATCATACGGCCATTTTCTTTCCGAGTATAATCTCATCAAAGCCACTCTTTTAAAACTCATAACTTTAAATCTTGAAGTCGGTATTGTCATTGGAATTAATGAAGTATTTATTCAAGACGATGACCTAATCGCAGACCTGCGCAATCGTGGATATAAAATCGATACCACAGACTCGAATACATTTTGTGATAGCCTAAATAAAGCCATGCAGCGCAGCGAACATCTTGTTACACGCATGAAGATGAAGGCCAACGAAATCAACGCTATGATGAAAGATAACGGAGGTAGTCAGGCGGTTTCATTCGAAGAAATTATTGCAAACCTTTCCTTCATGTTGGGTTTTGAGTTACCAGATACTTTAACGCTTGCTAGGTATAACGAATACAAAAAGATTTTGAAGGAAAGAAATTCTAAAAGAGAACCAGTGAATGGATTCAGTTAAAGACATAGCGGTATCCATTATTAATTGGGCAACACTTAGCAATGTTGAGCTTAGTGACATAAGACTTAAGGTATGTCGTGGTAATTCATGCGGTCAATTCAATCGCAAATGGAATTCATGTTCACAATGCGGATGTAATTTATCTCTGAGGACTTCAAATAAAAAACTTCATTGCCCCTTTAGATTATGGTAAGATACATTTCATATTCACATCTCACCATCCTCTATTCTCTTTTTAACAAAGGAGATTTTCAGGCATATCAAGGTATGCAGCGTATCGGTTTTTGTATGCAGAATTGTAAGGTTAAACTTAAAAATCAGAACTGATGGCAGAAATAACCAAACCCGATTTAATAACACAAGAAGCTGCCGATACTTTTAAGGACCTCGCTAAAGACGCGATAAGTTTTAAAGATACTCTCGAAGGGATACGATCATCATCTAAGGCATTTTCAGAATCGATCAACGATAACAATACTACTGCTTCAAAACTTCGCGAAACAGTAGGGGGTCTTTCTGACGATCAGAAAGCACTTAACCAAGTTCAAAACCAGATCGCGGCACAGAATGCAAAACTAACAGATACTTATCAGGCGCAAGCTAAAGTATTGGCTGATCTAAAAGATAAGGTTAAACTCACTAACGAATTAGGGGATAGGGCTGCAATTTCCATTACCAAAGAAAATGCATCTCGTCAGCAGTTAGGCGTTGCACTTGCGGCCAATCAAAAGGCATATTCTTTACTTACAAGCGAACAGCAACGGCAAGCACCACAAGGGCAACAACTTTTAAAAGTAATTCAAGACCAATTCAAGGGATATGACGAACTTTCTAAAAGCATCGGAAGAAATCAACAAAATGTAGGTAAATACGAACTAGCAACAGAAGGATTAAAAGGACAATTTGAAGGCTTACTAGGAAAACTTGGCCCCGCTGGTGAGAAGATTGAAGAGATAGGCAGTAAAGCATTATCAGCAGGGCAATTGATTAAAGGTGCGGCATTGAGTGTCGGTGGGTTAGTTACCGCAGCAGGGGCTTTTATTGCTACCTCAATAGCCGCTTATTTCACACGTACCGCAGCAGGAGCGAAAGAATTATTTGAGGTAACGACAGATTTAGAATATGCGTGGATTCAGACAAAAAATATTTTTGCTGATGTTGGACAAGCTTTAGTAGAAGCCTTTAAAGCACAGCCTGCCATTATACTTTTATCAAAAGCCAAACAAGCAATCGAAAGCGAAGGAGCCAAAGAGTATCGGGAAAATGCGCTTGAAGGAAGGGCTTTGCAAAAGGATAGAATTGAGTTGACACTAGAAGAAAGTACTCAGGAACTTGAGAAGAACAGACTCATTTTTGAAAGCCGTGATGCTCTTCTTAACTCACAAAAAAAGAGACTTGAAGCTGATAAAGAGGCGTTAAAAATTCAGCAAGAACTAGCAGAGGCGGCCACTAAACAAGCCGAAGCAGAGGCCAAGCAAAAGGGTTTCGCTATTGCTATTGAGTCCGGTAGATTCGATGGAACCAAGGCAGAGTTTGAAAAACTTTCAGTAGCTGATTTAAAGAAAACATTCAGCGCAAAAGATTTTCAAGAGATCATCGAACTGTATAATAAAATTAATGAAGCTAAACAGCAAGCCTATGCCGGAACGCGTAGAATAATGGCTCAAATTGTTTCGCTTGAAATAGAAATAGCGAAGCAAGAAACAGAAAGGCAATTATCTTTAGTGAAGACAAACAAGGATATTGACAACGAGATTTTACAGTCTGAAATTTCTAGAAATGCTTTAATACTTGGTAACCTTCGATCAACAGAGCAACAAAAAAAAGAAGCTTATTTAAAAGATGCTGAGGATGAAAAGAAGATTGCGCAAAACACAGGAATAGTTTTGCTTGCGCAGGCAGAGAAAGCTGCTATTGAAAGATTCAAGGCGATCAATGGAGAGAAAGCAGACTTTAATAAAGAAGATGTCCTAGCTGCTGATCAGGTATTTCAAGCAGAACGATTAAAAATAGAGATTAATTATACTAGTCAGAAAGAAGTAATTGACCTCAAACTGAAGCAAGATTTATTAAAGAATGAGATTGACTTCGCTAAAAGGCGAGGTGATGCAGCTTTGCTTTACTATAATCTAATAAAAGATCAAGACACCGCACGACTTAATGGAATAATTCAAACCAATAGCAAAATATTGGCGGCCGATGATAGTAGTTATGAGGCTCGTGCGTCCGCGTTGAAATCAAACGCGGCTTTAGAAATTGCAATCTCTACAAATGGACTTGAAAAAGAAATTGCATCAGCGAAAGAGGCAAGCAAGCAAAAGATTGCTGCTGATGGATTGAAACTTCAACATGAAAAAGAACTTGAAGCTCAGATTGAAGTACTACAAGATAATTATGAAAACAAAGTAAAAGCAGTAAATCAGAAATTGCTTGTAGACACGAAGGTAAATGTATTCACTACTCTGGCGCGTGATGCCACGGTTTTAAATGAGAAAGTAAAGATTGAGGTTGAAAAAAACCTTATTGATTTAAATGAGAAACTACATTCGGGGGCTATTTCAGCAACTGCTTATGAGGCGGAGAAAGCCAGGATTATTATTAGCACAGAAAACAAGATAGCACAAAATGAAATAGACAATCTTGAAGAGCAAAAGAAGCTAGTAATAAAAGAAGGAGTTGATACTCAATTAAAACTCACAGATATAGAGGCTAAGGAAGCAGCGATAAGGGAAGCAATGCGAGATAGAAATAATCAAACTTATCTCGATCGAAAGAAAAAATTATTTCAACAGGAGGTAGCCTTGGCGAATGCTGCACTTGATGCTATTGATACTATTTCAAAAAATGAAACTGACTCAAAGATTCAAAACCTTGAAAATCAATTAGCATCTCTTCAAGAAAATCATGACAAACAAATTACTCTAGCAGGGGATAATGCAGAGGCTAAAAAACAGATTGATCTAAGATTTGCCCAAGAGCAAAAAAAGATTCAAAAAGAAGAGGCAAAATTAAAACACGATCAGGCGGTCAGAGATAAGGAATTAAGCGAAGCAAAGATTTTGATAAACACAGCTGTAGCAGTAAGCGAAACTATTGCGGCCGGTGGATATTTTGCGATTCCGTTAGCTGTTATCGTTGGTGCATTGGGAGCTTTAGAACTAGCAAAGGTTGAATCTACACCAATACCTGCGTATTACTTAGGTACTGACAATCACCCAGGCGGTAAGGCTTTAGTCGGGGAACAAGGCACAGAGCTTTTAACCTTGCCTTCTGGACAACTTAAACTAACGCCTAACCGCGCAACGGTTATGGACTTACCAAGCGGCACTGAGGTGTTACCAAGCAAAGAGACAATGAAAGTGTTAGCCTTAGCAGGCCTTTCAAGTTCACAAAGCGGTAACACAATTCCATTGAACATGACAGGGGTAATAACAGAAATTAAGGGCTTGCGTTCCGATATGAAGAACAACAAACCGCGTTACCCTAATTATGCCCGAATGGCATCGGGTGTTTATGAACTACGGCAAGAAAGTGACACGCACATAAAAAGAGTTTTGGCATTATCAGGCAACCATTAAATGACTTTCAAGTTCACTCTCACAGACGAGGCCAATACCATTAAGGTAATATCAGATCCTTCGGGATGGGATACGGCCTCGATTGGTTTTTCGCGAGATCAAAAGTGGTGGGGGTTAGATGAGATATTCAAATCTTCTTTCCTTACTTATGGTGATGCGCGAGAATGGATTGTTTCACGTGAAAAACTTTTCGGTCCCGATGGATTGCTTTCTGTATTGGTGGAGGTAGACCCGAATGATGATGACCAGTTTGAATTTTTTTACTCAGGTCAAATTCCGATAGGACTTATCATTGAAACGCTAGGTAATGACGGCCATTTATTACAGATAAATTTCACGCAGGCCGATTTCTGGACACGGTTTAAAACTCGCATAGCTTCACCTGTTGATATTAGATCGACAGTTGATATGGATGGCAATGCGGTTGCGGCTACGCCTAAGTTTACTTTGCCCCTGCCGAGTCAGAAAATTCCTAAATCATTTAAGGCGTCTCAAAAGAATAATCAATTCTTTTCTATTAATCCATTTGGTCATCCACCGCCAGAATTAATTTTAGCACTTTCATTTGACTTAGTAAATATTACAGAGATTGAAACATATTTTAACTTTGGGACAGCAACCGAGAAGGAGTTAGTTTCTCCATTATTCAATTTTGACTCAGGGGGAACATTAATAATCAATAATTTAAAATTCACATTTTCAAAAGAGGACTCCAAAACAGATGCCAATTTCCCAGGTACATCAATATATTTTACACAAGCTACAGCTGATAAACTATCTTCAACCATTGGAGATCTAGAATTATACATTCAGATAAACAATCAAGAACCAATCCCCTTCTCAAAATCTGATAGAAATGTTCCTGCCACATATTTAGATAATGATGGTAATTTGATAACTAATCAAGAAACCACTGTAACAGATTATACTTTAGCTGGATTTGAAAAAGTAATCTCTAAAAATGATGCCTTAAAAGTTTATGGAGTAATACAACAAGACGGAACAGATGCGGCAAAACTTTTGGGTTTCTGGTTATGGGGAAATGAAGGGTGGGCTCACGAATCAATTGACGAAAGCATTTATTTTCAACAAGGAAGCGATACTATAGTAACTGGTGTTTCATCATTTTTTAGGGGTGTTGCTAAGAATGGAGTTCCTCCAAATGAATTTAATCAATTGCAATGGGATGCCTCTATCAATTTATTTCCGGCTTTAGAATTAGATGGAGGTGGTATTAAAGCAATGGATACATGGTTAATTTCTGGCTCTGGTAATTTAGGTGGGGTTTTAGTTGATGACACTTATGTAATCACAGCAATAATAAATGCACCAGGTCAAATACGGGCTAATTGGAGAATTGAAAAAAAACATATTTATGAGGGGTTGGAGGCATATGGTGATAGTGAAGCTAATATTTATTTTAATTCTACAAGCCCCGACTCCACAACCGAAGCATTTCTAACCCATGATGTGGCTTCAGGTATTATAGACCGTATTACCGGCCAAAGCGGCCTTTTCTACTCTGATTACTTCGGAAACCAACATACTTCACGGGTTTATGATGCCGTTGGATGCGGATCACAACTTGCCAAGATGAAGGGTTTGCATCTTCGCGGCTATCCATTGGCGGGCGATGCTGACCCAAACAAAAACAAGCCCTATTTCAGCAGCATGCAGGACTGGTTTGAGGAGGAATATCCTGTTCATTTCATCGGCATTGGGTACGAAAAGAAAGTTATTGATGATGTGGAGCAAGATGTTATCCGGTGCGAGACTTTAGATCACTTCTTTCCTGATGGTGACCCAGTTGTTTTCCTTTCTAACGTGTTTTTCATCAAAAGAAGTTATGACCCCGATCATCAGTTCAACTCGGTTAAAATAGGTCATCAAAAATGGCAGAGTCAGGCTGCAACCGGTGTCGGCACTCCATCCGGTATCGATGATGCCCAAACGGTTCACACTTATACCCCACGATTCAAGAAAATAGGTAAGGCTATAGAGTTTTTGAGTAAAATGGTGATGGCAAGCCTTACATTGGAGACAACGCGAAGGATAGGCAACCTTTTGAGTGCTAACTACACTTATGACAATGATACTTTCGGCATTGCAGTTGTCCGAAATGAAACAGATGACGGCTATACTCCCGAGCTTGATGAGAATTTCAGTTCGATAACCAATCTTAGTAATTCAGACACCCGTTACAATAACCGTTATACACCGGCCCGTAATTTTTTGCGGGGGCTGAATTACGTTTCGGGATGTCTTCAGAATTATTTGACATCTCTTTGGAAGTTCGCAAGTGGTGAGGGTAATTATGTGATGACATCAACCATGACAACGGATTGCCCTGGTGATGACTCTGGCGAATCCGTTGCTGAAAATGGCGACATTCCGGTAAGTTCTACACCTCTTTTCGTGCCTATGCCTTATGAAATAGACCATAAATTGACATTGGAGCAATACAAAACATTGCGGGCGAATAAATATTTACCCATCGGGATAAGCCAAACCGAGGCCGATTACAAGAAATTTTATATTAAGTTATGCGAAAGGATTGTAGGTACTGGCTTCTTTAAAATAATCGCATGGCCTAAGACCTTGGATGATGCCTTTGATATTGTTGTGGACGAAAGCAGCGGCCAAATCGGAAGCTCGCGCAGGCATGAGTCTAGATTTGAGCCTCGTTATGATTGAAAGTTTTAAAATGGTAATTGGTATGAAATTGGGAATAATATTTAACTTTGGGACATGGCGATAGTAGTATCTGAAGCTTTACCGGTACATTTCTGGCCAATTGGGGAGCCTACTTTCAATGAATCTATTAACGCCTTCATAGATACACGGCCTTTTTATCAGGAATGGCTTACTTCTGATACAATCAAGTTACAGATCAGTAATGAGACAAACAATGATAACGCTTATGGTTTACGAATCGTTGATTGTGATGGCGTGCAGATCGGATATTTAGACTTCACAAAAACAATTGTTTCTGGTAAATATTGCTTCGATGTTGAATTTACTTGGTCATCATTAAGTCTTCCAGATCAATATGCTAGGTTTTATATCAGCTTGAATCCGGGAACTTTGGATGATGAGACTTTAGACAGCGAAACCTTAGACACGCTCGGAAGCGGAACCGATATTTACAAAAGCGATTATCATCTTTTCAGTTCCGATATTCCATTGACACAATCCTATGGCACTAAGTTGGCCTATTACAAATCAGACACAAATTTTGCAGGCATAAAATATCCTAACAACGGGCATTACTTTGCTTTCAGGTTACCATGTAGATTTTATAAAACTCGTGGCGTAAAGGTTACAACTCATCTCGATTTAAGTCAGTCAAATATTGTAACAACATCTATAATCAGAACGAAGCAACAATTATTAAAGATTATTCTTTTGCCTCATTATATTTTGGATAAAATTGAAGACATTCTCGATCATTGTCCAAAAGGATCTGTAATAATTGACGGCATAGAATGGCAAGATTACGAAAGTTTTGATCGTGCGGACGTAGATGAAAGATGTGCTTTCGACATGGCATCAACTTGGCTTTCAAAAGGAGTTATACGAAACATTATTTAACCATGAAAAAATTAATATATCTCATTTTTTTGCTTCCTGCTCTTTCCTTCGCTCAAAGCGATGCTGAAAATCAGACTGCAATCGATTCACTGAAGATTAACACTCCAAAAAAAAATAATGCTACTTTTCTTTGGCGGCTTTATACAAGATTAAATCAATCGAAACCAAACATTGCCGATTCTACTGGACTCCAACCTGGAATGATAATGTACTGGGGAACAACAGCCGCTCCTGTTGGTTGGCTATCTTGTGATGGATCGGCTATTAGTAGAATAACTTATGCTAACTTATTTGCAGCCATAGATTCTACTTTTGGCGCGGGTGATCATTCCACTACATTTAATTTACCAAATGGAGGCGGTCAATTTGTTGCAGGCTATAAATCTAGTGATTCAGATTATAACGCAATAAATAAAACAGGAGGAGAGAAAACGCATGTGCTAACCACAAGTGAAATGCCTTCACATAGCCACGGAGTTACCGATCCCGGGCATACTCATTTATCCGTTTATAATGCTTCAGGAAATGTGGGTAATGTTGGGTTATCTTCTTCTTATCCTATTTCAGGAGAACTTCAAGGGGCTGGATCTGACGATAACTACCAACTTACGGGAAATACAAATACGGCTAATGTAGGCAAGACATCTAGTTCTATTACAGGAGTAATGACCAATAATGCAGGTAGCGGATCAGCCCATGAGAACCGCCCTCCATTTGTTACCCTAAATATGATTATCAAATATTGATATATGAAAAAACTTATTCTCCAAATACTGCTATTATTCGCCTTAACATCTTTCGGGCAAACACCTGATGCCACGATAAAGACGAATACAAACAACTGGATTCGAACGGCACCAATAATTACGGGAGCAAATGAAGCAACTCTTTTCGATGAGTTAACCAATAGCAAAATATCGAGACTTGAGGGATACACTGCAGGCGGAACAAACACTTATACCGTTGCTATAGGATGGGTAACAAGCTATCAAACTAATTTGAATGTAATTATTAAATTCACAAATGCAAACACTGGCGCAGCAACAATAAATATCAATGGATTAGGTGCTAAGGCGATAAAAAAATCAGCAAGTTCCGCTTTGATTTCCGGTGACATTATAGCTGGTCAGATCATAAAATTGGTTTATGACGGAACAAATTTTCAAATCGTTGGAGGGGGTGGATCAGGTGGAGGAACATGGGGAGGTATAACTGGAACTTTGTCGGATCAAACTGATTTACAAACTGCACTAAACGCAAAGCAAGCTACTTTGGTAAGTGGAGCCAACATTAAAACTGTAAACGGGACTTCATTGCTTGGAAGTGGGGATTTAACAACGACCTCAACTTTCACTGGATTAACCGATGGCCCGGGTTCCTTCACCGGAAAGGCCTTAAACTACAATCGTGTCAATGCAGGCGAAACGGCTGAGGAATATCGTTCGCCATCGCAAGTACTTTCAGATATAGGAGGCGAGAATGCTCTAACGTTTTCAACTGGATTGACTCGATCGACAAATACGATCACAGTAAACACCTCACAAAATATTGCCAAACTTTCAAACCTGACATCTAACGGATTTGTGAAGACAAGCGGAGGCGATGGCACTTTGAGTATTGATAGCTCAACTTATTTAACCGGCAATCAAAGTATAACTCTTTCAGGCGATGTTACCGGAAGTGGGGCTACTTCGATAACTACAACTTTAGCTACTGTTAACAGCAATGTTGGCACTTTCGGCAGCGCGACAAAAAGTACAACTGTTACCTCCAATGGCAAGGGATTGATAACCTCAATCAGCGAACAAACGGTAACCCCTGCGGTTGGCTCTATCACTGGATTAGGTAGTAACGTAAGTACTTTTCTTGCAACTCCATCGAGTGCGAATTTAGCGAGCGCCTTAACCGATGAGACAGGAACGGGCGTGGCTGTTTTTGGAACATCCCCTTCAATTACTACTCCTGCGGTTGTCAGTACTATAAACCGACAGACAGCGAGCTACACATTTGCCTTAACCGACATAGGGAAAACGATTGAAATGAATGTGGGATCGGCTAACAACCTAACCATTCCCCCTAACTCATCCGTAGCATTTCCTCTTTATATAACGCTTGTGGCGACTCAATACGGTGCGGGAACAACTACTCTAGTCGCAGGATCAGGTGTGACTTTTAGGAACGCAAGCGGCACTTTGAATTTTGCCAAACAGTATGCGGGATTATCGGCATTAAAAATAGGCACTGACGAATGGTATATTTTCAATACCACAAATCAGCTTTCAAACCCAATGACAACGTTGGGAGATATTTTATATGAAGATGCTACACCAGCACCCCAAAGACTTGCAGGAAATACAACGACTGCACCAAAATATATACGCCAAGTTGGAACGGGTTCAGTTAGCGCGGCTCCTTCATGGGAGAATGTTAATGGCTCAGAGATTCAAGGTGTAGCGGATAATTCATCTGCAACAACTGGCTATTTAGGGGAAAATTTAGAAGGCATTCAAAGTACTTATACTAACTATACCACTTCAGCAACATATCAAAACATCACATCAACAACGCTTACATCTGGTACATGGCTGGTATCAGGCTCTTGTACTTTCAGCACAAATTCTGCAACACTTACAGGAACGGCTAATGCAATTTTTACAATTAGTACAACAACGGCAAGCGCATCCGGAACAACCGAAGCTAAAAGTATTATTTACCTTAATGAGGGTCTTTTATCTGGTAATGCGGCAAAAGCTACAACAACATTCGTTCCATTTATAGTTAAAATACCGACCGCGACATCTACAGTATATTATGTAAATTCTCAATCAACATTTACTGTAGGCAATCCGCAAGTAGTTTGTTCTATTGAACCATTTAGAATACGATGAAAAGAATATTATTTCCACTCCTGCTCTGCCTTTCTCTTTTTGCTTCAGCGCAAAATGGGTCTTCGCCTTTAGGTATAACAACGATTGCGCCTCCTGTAATAGTTGATAACAAGGTCTATGTCGAGACGAGCGGAAACATTGAAGGAGGATTTCAATTATATATTGTCCTTGGTGTAGCGGACGCTTCTTTTTCTCTTTCGGAGATAAACGTAACGAACGGATCTGCCGCAAATCTATCTAGCGCGGATAACAAATCATGGACTTGCAATATTATCCCAACTGGTGCTGGGGATGTTGTTATCTCTGTTCCTACTCGAGCAAGCAATACAATCACAGTCACGGTCAATACAGACTGGAAGTTTCTCACCCAATCAGCTACGAGTGATATTTATTATGAATTCAGAGAATTAATAAGTGATCAGAATATAGCCATTAGATCCGCAGATCCGGCATTGAACGATCTTTCTGGAAATTCACGATCCCTATCTTTAATAAATACTCCTACCGTTGGAAATTTATTAAGTGCTGCTGATGTAGCGTTACAAATTATGACACTGCGCACTACCACAACTGGTGGAGTAAGTATTGGCGGTACAGGTTCAACATTCTTCTCCAGGGCAAGTGGATTTTCAGTACAATGGGGGGTAAGATCGAATGACGGACAAAGCACGACAGCATGGGCAGTTTGTGGAAATACCGATGCGACTAATATAGGTTTAATCATTGATATTACTACAGGAGGGAACCTCAGAATAAAATATCAGGGTTTTGTATGGCAGAGTACATCATCTGTTTTTGTAAATGCGACTACAGGCCTCCATTCTTTCGAGGCTCATTTTGATTTCCCTAATAATACATTAACAGTTTACAAAGATGGCTCAACTGTAGCTGGTAGTTTTACCAGTGGGAACATTAATACTACTACACCAAGCTCTTATGCTTGTACTCAAAATTTCTACATAGGAACTTATAATAATAACGGCAGTGCTTTCAGTAATCCAAATACAAATCAGATAAATTATTTTGCGATTACCACATTGCAATCTTCAAATAGAAACGCCATTTATTCTTATCTACTAAATCGTGAAGCCAATGTTAGTTTAGTAGCCACACTATCAAGTTCGAGTCTTAAATATCCCCATGATGTTCAGATTTCTGATGATCTAAAATATCTATACGTCTCTGGAAAGGGAGATGATCTACTTACATCAGTGGATGGCGCTTTTAGCGTAATCGACATTAGTAATCCCCTAGTCCCCGTTTTAGCTGGACAATATTTAGGGCACTCAAATCAAAATGATGGTGAAACAGTTTTGATACTTAATCCTTGGAGAGTAATGCACTTTGTAGATCAGCAAGTTTTAATGTTTGATGTTTCGAATGCAAAGAATCCAACACGATTATCAACAGTTACTTATTCAGGACAATCCGTAAATGGAGCTGCTATAAGTAGATTAAATAAAAACTATGTCTTTGCAGCAAATAAAGGGGGATACATCCAAGTATTCGATGTTACTAATCCAGACTCATTTACTTTAGTGGGTGAATATAATTCAACATCTGATGGTCTGGGTGGTTGCCATGATATTAGTTTTACTGACGATGGTCAGCATGTCGTTATTTGTAATCGTGTTACAGGTTCAGTAGACATAGGAATTTATCAGGTGCTAAACTCAGACGGCTCATTAATATCTCTAGGATCATGGACATTGAAGGGGTCTCTCTCTGACGGCACAATTTCAGATACTAACAGAGCAAGAGTATTGCAGGGGCAAAATGCTGTCTCAGCTGTAACTACTGGAGCGGGGACAAATTATTTTTATACAGTAGATATTTCAAACCTTACTTCACCTACGCTTTCAACAACTTTCAATATTTTAAACAAGGGAACAGGTTTAACTTTTTATAGAAATCGTTATTCTATTCCAACATGGACAACTGGATTACGCGTTTTAAAAACGGATGTACTAGGGGTAATTACTGAAGTAGCTGGCTATTACAATGCGATTACATATACGCAAGGAAATGCAAACTTTCATGATGATGTGGCTTGGGAAAAATCAGGGGTACACTATATCGCAGTTACCGCTCAGAGTGATAATAAGATTTTGATATTTAAAATACGACTTTAAACCAAAAACATTATGGCAATCTATTTTTTCATTCTCGCATTCCAATTGGTAGGCATCGCATCTTATGTCTTTCAAATTGTGATTGAACTCGATAAGAAATCACCGGATGATTCTACGGGTGAAGTGTTCAAGCTATTCTGGAAGATGGATAGGTTCACGGTGCTATTTTCAATTATCATTCTCGCTTTTAATGAGCTTATTCACTTTGCAATAGAATTCTTTGCCCCTGAATTTATTGCCTCAATTGAATATTACAACCTGATTTCATGCGGCATCGCTTTGATCTTAGGTTATGGCGGTCAGGCATTATTTTTAAAATTACTTGGAAAATCACGTGATTTTGTAGAGAAGAAAGCACTCGATAAACTTCAATAATTTATGGAACCTGGATATTATTTAATTGAACACGATGGATTCTTAATTCCAGCACGTTGGGATGGTGAAAGTTGGCATCATGAAAAAGGAAAATCACACCCACGTCCCGATCACGGAAACGTGAAGGGCCCAATTACATTGGGTTGTCCCACAGGATGTACATGTACAACTAACCCTGATGGGTCTATAAATGTTAATTGCACCGGACAGTGAAAAGATTGTGGATAATATTTCTTGCTTCTTTGATTTTTGCTGCCTTCAGTAAAATTCAGGGGAATAGATTTATCCTTCACGACCTATTTTTATTTTCTGATTTGAAATTAATCTACCCAGAGTACGCTTGGAACATCTGCATTAACATCGTGCCTATCGCCTACCTTTGGACGTTGGTAAGTCAGGAGACAGAACGACCTAAGGAAATGAGAATGGCGGCTTGGATTGTAACAGGACACTTGATAGATTTTTTACTCGAATGTAATCAGGGGTGGGTTTCTGTAGGAGTTTATGCTATTAGTTACGACACTATTATGTTTATTTTGTTAGGTTTGGTCACATTAAAGGCCATGCTCGATGAATGATTTTGGTTTCGGACTCATAGTATTACTTCTTGTTTTAATGATCGCTTTTTTGTGGACATTAATTGTCCATTTACGAGTGGTGATTAAGATTTTAAAAATTGAGATTAAGAAATTGAAAAAAGAAATTTATGAGCTTATCAATACTTCTCGAAGCGATCACTAAAGATGGTGGATTGTCGGCTGACTATACTCTTGGATTGGTAGTGGTTTTATGTACCGCAATGGTAAGTGTAATTTTTACTTTCATTCTCAATAGTATCAATTCAATTAAGGCTGACGTTAAGGAAATACGGGATGATTTCCATAGCTTCGTGGAGGAACAAAAGGGGCTTAACGCAACACTTCACGAAAGGACAAAGAATCTATAATTATGGACTTCATCTTACAACGTTACTCGAATGTTGCCGCGAATGGAGGATCTTCTCAGGGTATTTGGATAGAGAAGACTCTTGATAATCCGTTTATGTGTCATTGCCTGGAGGATGAGAAGCGGGATGTTCTGGTAATGAAAGAAACTCGCATTCCGGCTGGTTTTTATGAATTGAAGATTTGGAATGATGGCAAGAATCCGAATCAATGGGTTTTAGATCATCGAACAAAATATAATGCCGGTGTCGAGCCTTGGTTTAAGTTCCCTATTGAGATTACGAAAGTACCTGGCCGCGCAGGCATTCTTATTCATGCCGGTATTGATCAAAGCCATACTGATGGTTGCCCTCTTCTTGACGACACAATGGGAAATAATACAATTGATCCCGCTAATCAGGGCGCACGCAGTTTGCAGGCAGTGAAAAGATTTTACTTAAAAGTATATCCGCATCTTGAATCAGGAGGAAAATCATTTCTTACGGTTAGGGATGAAGACTATTTACTGAAGCCATGAAGCCCCTCCAAGCTCTTATCTTCGGGTTGATCTGCTTCGGGCTTGGAATCGTAGTGGTTTCTTGCTGGCCGTCAGATAAAGCGGAATTAGAAGATCCGGTAATCCACAAGCTTCAAGAGGAAATAGGATGGCGCTCCTTCAAAGAGGCGAAGATCAAAGACAGCCTAAAGATCGAACGTGCCGAAAAAAAAGCCCTATCAAAAGACGTTATCACCGAAAGAGAAAAATTAAGGAAGGCAGAGATACGTTATGCCGAGGTCAGGAAGGTTATTCCTTTGACCCGTAAGGACACGATAGTTTTTTTGATGCGTGACACCGTGGCTTGCGACTCCGCCCTGCTACGGGCCAAGGAGCTAGTTGGAGGGCTCACCATTGAAATCAGCACCGACAACGCCATAATCAAGAACTTGGATTCGCTTAACACTGATCTACAATCGGATAAGATCAAATTAACCAAGATTGACAGCCTCAATCAGATCGAGAAGAAAAAGATTCGTAAAAAGGGAAGGAAGAGATTTTTTAAGGGGTTAGGTATTGGTGGCGTACTAGGGGCTATTCTCGCTTTGATTCTTTAGGTGTTAATGTCTTTACTATATCTATTGCCCTTTCTAGTGAATCAATTCTGCATCCAGCCATGAATTTTAATTGTTCATTTTGAAGTGGCGCACATTCTTTTATCTCATTAATTTCTTCATTGAACGCCTCTATAATGGCGATTTGGAAGTCGGAGATAGCAGAATAATATTGTCCTCTTACGATTCTATTCGTAAGATAGTTTTTCCAAGCCTCTTTTGCTTTTTCCTGTTCGCTTTTGAATTTGTGTTTCATAACATCGTTTTTTCTCGTGGCGACATATATTTCATCGGTTTACATTCAGGACAGTAATCTTTGCGTCCAACAGTTACCCATCCATTTCTTTTAGCTGCTTCTCTTTGTTGCTTGGAGGTATAATTGCGCGTATCAACCCCATAATTATTACCACATCCTCCGTCACAGATTAAAAATATCTCAATTACAATTGCCATCATTCTTTGATTTAGCCGTTTACATTTGTGTTTATGGCGTATAGCCAATTGTTATGTGCCATATTTTGCCCCACGAACAAGTGCGCCCCGGCACGGAGGCCACCCGCAAACAGCACCGGAAAGTGAATCACATACCAAACGTATGTGCCAGTGCTGTTTTTTCCCTCGCACACATTGCGCACTTGACCCATCGCACTGCAAAAAACGTCACATAACAACGTGTATATGCTATAAAAAAGGCGGGAGAGATTGCATTTCATAGGATCGTTCATCGGTCTAAAAACTTTTTAAAAAACAAAACCCACCGCACATCAAAAGAGGACAGTTTGGGCAATGTGATTAGAGTATCGTTTGACAGCATCTTGGTAATGTTTTGGATCTTTTTCACATACGACAATTTCGTATTTCAAATCAGCCGCAGCGCAAGCAATGGACATTGAGCCGCCATGTGAATCAAATAGTTTTTGTCCTGGTTCCGCAAAGTTTTCTAAAAGCCAACGGTATAAGGCTATTGGCTTTTGTGTTGGGTGTATTGTGCTTTGCCCGTTAGCTCGTTTGTCTGCATGGTTAAACCCGTAGCTTTCGAGTTTTATTGCTTTTGCAACCATATCAAATGAAGTCCACGCCAGTTCAAAATCACTGAATGAATTAAGTGGGTTTCCTTTGAACCATGAAATCCAACACCTGTTTTCTGGCAGTTCATTTGTGAAGTAATTTCCACCCCATACTATTTGATTTTTTGAAATACGAAACAATTGTTGCCAGTATTCATGATCAGGTTTACGATTCTCGTAAACCTGATCATCTACACCGTATCTAAAATTGAAGTGTTGTCCACCACCGTATGGCGGATCAACTATTGCAAGGTCAAACTGTTTGTCTTTACAAGTTGACATATAGAGTTTACAATCGATGTTTAATAATTCAATACCCACGCTTCTTTTGTTTTTTAAAAAGTTTTAGTTCAGTCTTTCATAGGTCAGTTCGTGTTCGCCTTTTTTACAGCATATACACCAGATACATTGTGCGCAATATTTTTGCTTACGATAATGGCTTGCCTCACAGAGTTCCGCACGTGCCATCCCTCACAGCCATTGCCAACGCTCACAAAATACTTGCGCACAACGTGCGGGTTTATGCAATAAAATTTGTTCCATAGTTCATATCACTTGGTTAGTGTCTGCGGAGCATTTGAATTTAAAAGCCCCCACGCGCTTTAGAAATAGCGGATAAAGATTTTTCAATCGCTTCACTTCTCATTTCTGTTAATCCTCCTTTTCCTAAATGAGTATAACGATCAATCATCATTTCCAAAGCCTCAAGAAGTTCAGGAGCGCATGCCATAAGTCTTCCATTTGCATCCTGTATTTTTTCAGCATTGGGTAATTTTTGAATCCATCCCCATCCGCGAACTTGTGCAATCAATTTTGAAAAATCATTTGGTATATGAATAATCTGATCTTCAGGATTATAATTCCAAGGGGGAGGTATATATAGATGCCCCTCGGCTTTTAATTCAAATGCTGTTTTATTTTTCATGGTTAGTTTTGTTTACAAATTTTACTGCATAAACCCGCTATCATTGTATGCCATTGCTTTGCCCTCCAATCAAAAGCTGCCACCAAAGCGCACATCCTTCCCCACGCAAACCCACCGCACTGCAAAAAACGGCACATAACAACAGGTATATGCAATGCAGCCCCGTAGGCGTGGCACTTGCCAATGCCACACATTCAACGCGCGTCCTAAGCATTGCCAAGAGCCACGAGTATATCGGTTTAGTCATATGTGGAAATTTTGTCTATCGCTTTGAAAATTTCATAAGCTATTTGCGGGACGATGGCGTTTCCGAGTCCTTTAAGTCTGTCCAGCCTGTCGGGTATCCCATTAGCCACTCTACCCAATCGGGGTTCAACTGTCCACTGTTTATTGATACCATTTGTGAAAGCATAATCTGTTTGCCTTTCTGTTTCCTCCGTATCACTGCTCCACTTTGTGCGTTCCATCTGTCCCTGTTGTCGTTGGCTTGTGGTGTTGGAAAGAATAATACTTGGTTGGCTAATCCCGCGTTGCTGCTTCCTCCTGCTTTGTTCCTTAATCTCACCGTTCCTGTTTCCGTTATGTAGCAACTGCTCGTTTTCTTTTTGCTCATCGTTCCATCTGATGCTGTTGGAGTAAGCCACAATCCAGACCCTATCTCTTCTGTGCCAGGCGTTCTTACCGCAAGCTGGAATAATAAATGTTTCTGTGGTGTAGCCCTGTGCTTCCAAGTCAGATAGCACCGTGTCGAGTGCCAAGCCGATGATACCAGTAACATTTTCGCCAACAATGAAGGCCGGTTTAATCTCTGAGTTGACTCTAAGCATTTCTTCCCAGAGATAACGGTCATCTTCTTTGCCTTTTCGCTGCCCGGCAACTGAGAATGGTTGACAGGGGAGTCCTCCTGAAACAATGTCAATTTGGTTTGTGTATTCTTTTCCATTGAAGTCTTTTATATCTGCAAATTGTTTTGATGAAGGAAAGTTTTTGACTAATACTTTTCTACACCATTCATCTTTTTCCACTTGTGCCACATTCTCCCATCCGACCCATTGAGAAGCCAAGTCAAATCCTCCAATACCGGAAAATAAAGATAGGTGTTTCATTTTAGTTTCGTCAATACGCTAAGGCAGGTAAGCTGCGCAAACCAGCCTTGCTCATATAGTTTAGTGAAGGGCTGCACTGCATATACCCACGTTCATTATGTGCCATATTTTGCCCCACGAACAAGTGCGCCCCGGCACGGAGGCCACCCGCAAACCTTCGCACACATGGCCACAAACCCACGCTTCTGCAAGCCATCGCTCTATTATTCTAAATTCAAAAACTACATTTTATCTAAAGCTCTCATGATCAAAAGTTATCACGTTGAACATCTCTTTCATGCGATCAGAGCAACGAGATCCATATAATTCTGAAAATTCACTAAGTGGCTTGTTTGAAATTGCGTGAGTTGAATTGAAAGGCAATTGATTATGGTAACGTAACTGAATTATCTCAGAGAAAATATTTTTGCTCTCAGCAAAATGGCGACTTGGTATCTCTTCGGTTCCAAGATCATCAAAGCAATAACCGCAATCAGTTTTTCCGAAAATATTAGGAGTAATTCTGAAATTGGTGTTATAACATTCAAGCCCTTTTTCACCCGACATTTTATAATCGAATGAGAGATCGAGCATAATTTCTAACCGGAAGGAATGATTTTGATTTGCAGCAAAAAAACGCATCAGTTCAGTTTTCCCTGTTCCTTTCTTGCCCACAATCAAGATGCCTTTCGATAAATCGCCATTGAAACGTTTGTCGTTAGCAAAATAGCAGCACAGTTGCTTTATTTTTCGTTCGTGGATTTCATCAGCAAATTTGAAAGATGCTTTAAATGCCTCAAATAGTTCCTCGCTGGAGGCTGTTTTAAAGGCCTCTGTTGCGTTTATTTTTTTGTTGTACTCTTCACGCTTCAAACGGTAGTACTTCGCCTCACGGGCAAGCCTGAGCCCCTCAGTGACCGCTAATTCAGTTTCATCTATGTCCAATTCTATTTCTGTGAACTGTGGCGGCTCAAAACTTATCGGAATATTTGATGTTTTCGTCAAGGATTGCGGCTGAGTTAGTGTTTCTGATAGTTTTTCCATTTGATTTATCTGTTTTTAAAAATTCGAATGCATTGGAAACTAATTTTTTGCACCCTGAGGAATCTATAATTTTCAGTCGGTGGTCATCGGTGCTGAGGAAAGTCCATGCGTTTTCAATCGCGCGGTGTAAATTTTTCTTTTTTTCTGTTGATAGTTGATCCGTCCATATTTCATCAATCTGTTTTTGAAACCAAATAAAATTTCTTGTTTCTTGCGCGAGCGTTTCTCCTTGTCCTTTAATTGATCCATTACCTTGTCCTTGTCCTTGTCCTTGTCCTTGGGGGCTTATAAGCCCCTTGTAAGCCCCTATATTGTTTTTTGTTAAAATGTTGATAACTGATAAGTGCATCCTATTTTTATCGCTCAATTGCCCGTATTGAAATTCAATAAAATCGCGCAAAAACCATTTTGAACCCTCAGCAAAAATTTCTATCCGATCACCGAAAGCATTTATAGCAGATTGTTTATCTATTTGTTCGCCCGTTCTAATTCGAGCTACTTCAAAATCTACTTGCCATATTCCAGCATGGTCACAATCATCAAGGATATAGAACCAAAGTAGTTTATACGCCCCTTGTAAGCCCCTTATAAAGGGCTTTTTCCATTTATCAGTATCCGTGAAACGTTTAGGCATTACCTTTATCATTTATATGATTCCAACAGATTCCACAGAAATATTTTATTGCCTTATCATCGTTATGTATTCGCGAACAAGCGGTATGCATTGCATTCTCAACTATTGCAATACCAAGCATTTTAATAAACATTTTTAAACTACCATTTCTAAATCGATCATTAAGAACCCATCCAGGGAAATATGAAGTATAGATAGAATCAACCGAATCGAGTTCGTCTTTTTCGCGCTTTTTAATTTTAGCAAGTACTTTTTTATATTCAGCATATTGAGATTCTTTCTCTTTAAGCTCTTCGGTTTTTTCAATTGTTGTTTTTGGCAATGATGTCAGTTCTCTATTACTTTTACCTCTATTACAATCAAAACAAGATGTAATAAGGTTATCAATTTCATCGCTTCCTTTTTTAGATACCGGAATAATATGGTCAACCTCCAGTATTACGATCGGTGGTATGCTTCCGCAGTATTGGCATTTAAAATTATCTCTCTTGAAAACTTCAAAACGTATTTTTTTAGACAGGGACATAAAAAAAATAGCCCTTGTCGGGTTCAGGTGTGCGCCATCCCCCTACAAGAGCCTTTAAAAGTTTACATTACGTACGCACATACGTTTAAAAATTGTAGCGAATTATCTTAATCCGCGATACGAAAGTAGCTAAATTTTATTTCCTGTCAAAATTTGGTATTAAAATTAATAGGCATTTGCCTAATTTGTAAATGTTTAGGCCACTCGGACATATCGCCCCCGTGACGGTCTTTCAAATTCATTTCCTTAGCGAGATACGTTCCAAGTTGTTTGACAAAGATTGATGTAGTTGGAGTAAAATTTTTTATCAACCCTTCAATCCATTCTATTTTGCATGGACGGTATTTGTATTTACCATTTTCATTTCCACTTTCTCCACCGATGATAACCCAATTTAGTTTGCATAAGTCGGTAATGTCAATGTTCATATCTACGCGCTCATGCAATGGCTCCATTGAAAGAAATCTTACTTTGGTTTGAATTTTCAATAAGTCGTAAACCCGTTGCATTCCTTTCGGACTCCCAACACTTGCGCCAAGCCAAACATTATCCCATCCTTCGCCCCAATCGCTCGGTAAGTGGTCAAGTATTAGCTCAGGTCTTTTAGTTAAAATCTGGAATGTATGTTGTGGGCATTTACGGATAATATCCCATGCCTCATTTCTGTAACTATCAATTGCCGGATGAAAGAAGTCGGTCAATGATGAAGTGAATATCAAAGACGGCTCTTTCAATTTTAACGGCAAATTGAAAACGGTTTTTGTACGGACAATTTGTAAAGGATTGTAACGTGTACCATCGAATGAGTCGCGATACATGTAGCAGTATTTACAATCTTCATCGACCTTCGTGCATCCACGCGCTATATTCCATGTGGCATCAGTCCATTGAATTGAAGAAATATTTCCCATTTTTAAAAATTGATTTAATAAAGTCTCACCTTAGAAAAATTACTGTGAATAAATATTTAAGAAAAGCAAGGGCCGATAACCCGACCGAAATAATAAGCATGGACGCGAAGATTAAATGCGAACTGCTTTTGTTGGGGTCGTTCATTTTAACCAAGTTTCTGATTGTTCTAATTTTCCGCAAATGTTACAATGCCATGCCGTTCCGCTTCCAGTCTTAATCTCTTTTGAGCATTCGCAAAATCTTGATTCATTCAATTTTTTAAACTGATCGCGAATACTTTCTGGATTAAAAACTTCGTCATAAGTTAGAAGCTCACCGCCCCGGCTTAACCAAAGCCAGCAGGTATAAAAATAATTTCTTAATGAAGCAATCAAAATGATAATTGCAACAAAAGGAAAGGCAATCAATCTAAAAAAATATTTCATAAGAATTTAGAGATTAGAATGCAGAAACAATTTACCTCTAAAAAAGCGATAGTGATGCAGATCGCATAAATAACTATAGCAAAAGTCGAGCGAAGCGAATCGTTTCCCTCAGACTCATATCTGGATTCATTGAATCGGTTAATTCGCGCCATCATTACTTTGTCTATTTGTCTTATCTCTTTCATTGTAATCCGATTTTAGTTTTGCCGATCAATAAGCTATTATATTCCGAGAATATATCCTCATCAAATCTAAAAATGTAAGCCTTGCGAGGTTTTATGCCTTTCAAATCTTCGAGGAACTTTTGAAAGAGAGCTAGTTTATTGCGTGTCATTTGATAAGGGTTAATTCGAATTTAGTTAAAGTAAATGTCGATCGAATATAGAATTTTGGTTTTTTGATAGCGAAAATTGATTCAATCTTCTTTATCAATGGTCTACTATTTATAGCAAAACTTCCATTGCTGGAAAGATGAACCTCAAAACCGTCCTCATCACGAAAGCCCATGAATAATGCACCTGATTTTTCAAAGGATAATTTTAGCGGAAGAATTAAAAATTGTGATGCTGACTTATTAAATAGAATTTGATTAGATACGCAACTCATAATGGCTCTGCGGGATTGTGTTCTAACCCTAACCTCTTTTATGTTTTTTGCGGTAAGTATCATATCAGATAATATTTTGCATAAACTTTTTTCGTCTTCCGGTCTTTAATGAGTTCCGATTTTATCGAATGCCCCATAGCTTTGAGATTGGAGACGCGCGAACTTAAAGCCCAGCAGTTAAAAAGTCTCAGGGCCTTCATTGCTGTTATGGTTCGCCCGGGCGGCTTGAGATAATTAAGTATAGCTTCGTTTTGGCTCATAATAGATCAATTAACACCTTGTTACTTTTTTCCAGTTCATTTATAAATTTCTGCATCCTAATTCTGTAAGCCATTGTATATTTTTCGGAGTTCCAGAATTGGTTTTCCGGCTTACTCCAAAAAAGAGGTCGCATATAATGCGGGCGTTCGGCATTTGAAGAGGAGGCGTTCATAATCCTTTTTCTTGTTTAAATTATCAATCAGTTAAAGATGTCGGTCTTTCCCGACTGTCAAATAGTTGTCGCTTGCATTTATCCGCGTGTTATTAGCCGCATCAAATCAAGGCTACAAGCCGCCCGCCAGTTGTATAATGAATTTCCTTCTGGACTCCATTCCCGAACAAGGACTTACTGTGATCGTTTCAAACATGCTCTTGTTCTCGTTATTCATACGGAAATATTTTAATCAGTTAACAATCCTTGTTCGCGTCTGGATTCTGCTGTCATTTCAGTTTCTATTTTACGGTGACAATTCCGACAAACAGCCATCCAAGTATTGGTATTCAAAAAATTAGATTCACTTTTTGAGCAATGATGTACCTCAAAAGAACTTAGAAAACATCCTGGCAATCGAATTTCACAAGCCATCTTTGTTTCGAGAAAATGCTTTTTCAATTTAGCATATTCTTTTAATTCTGCTGCCTTAGATTCTGAAACTTTTTTAGGCGTATGAATCACTTTTACTTTTTTAGAATCACGTTCTGCCTTTCTGTGTGCGTGATTACATGATGCACACAAGCCATTAAATTCTACTATAGGATTATCGCATTCAATACAGTTCATGGGTTAATCTTTTTCTTTAGATGCTCAATGATTATTTCAGTATGATGTTTGTAGTAAGAATCAAAGTCATGGAATCCTTCATTTGATTGATCAAACAATTTATAAAGCACATTTCTCAATCTTTGGCTATTTGTTTTACCTCCGAATTCAGGATTGATTTTATCCACTTGATCAATCTCTTTTTGATTCAAAGTTTCCTTAGGAGAAATATAAACAGCAACAACTTTATTCATTAGCCCAAAAAGTTCAGCGGCTCTCGCGGGTGCAAGTTCGGGAGTTCCTAAAACTATTTTAAAAGTCTTGTCTCTGCGTGTCTGCACAGTTTCGACCTCTCCCGCAAATAATACACCTTCAATCATTTCTTACGTTCTTTAAAATCCTCTCTATCCATTGCGTTTCTTATTGCTTCGCCTTGTTCTTTAACTGAGTGAGGGGTTGCCATTGTTCCCATGAGTGGTATCGATTCGCCCAGCTCTTTCATTAGTTCGTAAGCATCTGATTTGAATTCCCATTTACTCATATCGATTTTTAATTTTGCTTTCCTATCGTGGTCAATAGTTGATCGATCAATAGAGGTCTCAAGGAACTGTAGCATACCGTAATCCATTGGCTCTTTAAACCCGTTGGTTTCATTATCGAGATCGATTGCTCTTTCTAATTTAATGGTCTTCTCGGATTTAGGCAAATATTTAGAGTGTCTTTTGATAACTGTTTTACGACACATCTCGCCCTCATCAGTTACCCATGTAGTAGATTTGATTTTACCCTCTTTGAAAGCCTTATAGGATTCGCTACGATCACGTATCTCATTGAGTTCAATGAATGACATCATCTCAACATGCTTGCTTCCATCTAGCAAAATACCAATCGAATAAACCCCAAGTATTCCTCCTTTCTCTTTGTTATTCAAAAAGTATGGCATGTGATTAAGTATTTTCTGTTCGCTTGCCATATCTACTTTTATCAAATCACCCTGATAAATCAAATGACATTCGATCGATGTAACCGAACCAGAATCAGTAAGAAGTTTTGCGAGTCCAATGTATGAAGGTTCCAAAACACATTCTAGTTCCTTACTCTGTCCGTTGTATCTGGGAATTAAATAAGCATATTTTGAAACAGGGTTAAGCGTCAGTCCAATTTGTGCCACGTTCATTACAGCACGAAGAACCGAATTAGAGGTACATTTTTGAAGATAAGGATTTTTTGTGGCGTGTTGAACCGCGAAAGAAATTTCCCTGGCGAATGCTGATTCATCTAAACCAGATTGGTCTATCCACATCGGGCGGATAGTATTGTAAAATTCCTTTTGAGTTATAGCTAATGTTGTTGGTTCCATAGTTTAAATTTTTACTGAGTCAATAAAAAAGCAAATGGTCTTAATTTTTGTCGTTCATACCGATAAGTAAATCACGCATAGCTACCGCTATTGGCAACGCCAATGCCAATTTTTTGTAATTGCGATCATCGGGAGTCATTTTAATAGTCTCTTTTTGATCGAAAAATACCTTCCATTCATCGGAAGTTTTAGAAACACATCCGATTTTAATTTCATTCGATTCACGGTCTATACGAAAATGATATTTGCAATAGAGATGCAAATAAATATATCGCACGTCCTGATAGTCGCCCACGTCCTGATTGCCGCGCACCCACTGATAGCCGCCCACGTCCTGATTGCCGCCCACGTCCTGATTGCCGCCCACGTCCTGATTGC